TCAGCCCCCCCCTAAAAGCTTTCTAGCACCACCGCCAAAAATCAAGCCCATAATGCCACATCCAACACAGTAGAGAGCCTCGTAAATGAAAAGGTTATCCGAGTTAGTAGGAATCAAGGAGTCGCCATCAGGTAAAACTTCAGCCTCAAAATTCATCCCTGAAGCAACACAGGTTAAATCCAAATTCTCCCAAAGAGGATTATGTGGCTCAGTTTCTTGAGAAAAAGTATGACTGTTAACGTCAATACCATCACCATCAATAAATTCAATCAGGAAAATCTGACCCGTAAAATACTCGCGGTTAATGATGGCGTAATCTTCGCAAAATTCCGTCCGCTCAGGTTGAGAATTGCCCAAAGAACGAACAGCAATCGACCTAAAGCCGGAATCATTATCATAGTCAACAAAACGGCAAATACGATCAGCCCGAGCTGGGGAAGCCGCCAAGGGGACAAGAAATAAAAATAGAAGAAAAACCTTAATCATCAGTGCGAACCAGGATTGCGATGAAGAAGAGTAGGATTCCAACCATCGCACACATTCCCCATCATTTCATTATTATCCAAGAGCAATTGAGCTAATTGCTCAGATATTTTTAATCGAGAGGGGCCATCAGAAGAATCTTCAAGCCAAGAATTATAAGTATCGGGCGAATTCCCAAGAACGGTAACCGGGAAATTTTGTTGATATTTGAATTCCCGAAAATCACGAAATAGGGAGCGATCGGGACTCTCAGGAACATACTGATTACGCTTATAACCAAAATAAAGATTACGATTATCTTTAAAGCTCGAAAAACTAGACACAAATTTAGAGAAACCCTGAATAATAGGAGAATAATCAACAAGAGAATCAACAAGAGAATCAGCAAAATAATCCCTTTGATTTATAACAATGCGATGATAATAAGTACGCGGATACAAATAAGGGGAAATCGATTCAGCAGAAAATAAAAGCCCCATATTGCTAATACCAATCGAATGAAAGTTAACAGAACAAGCATAAGCACCATTAGGATGTTTATGATCTCGAAGAGCATTAGCACCACCATCAGGATAAACAGGCAGAAAGAAAGAATCAGAAATATAAGTAGAGTAACTCCAGCTCTGATAAAAAGAATGACCAGAACCAGATTTTACACAGTCAACATCACCCAAACAATAAGAACTCGCAGCAGAGCGAATGCGGGTTTGATATTCTCCATTTGAATCGGCTTTAGGAAATTCTAGATCAAACTCCTCCATAGAAATGAACCGCTTACCATCATTCATCTGAGGATCAAAAATACAAATGTTGTTAATAGGACTCCATGAGGAAATATTCCAAGGATAAAGAGGCCACTTAATCCCACCAGGAGGATAAGGAAGCCACGTTTTACTAGTTAGCCTCATATAAATATGATCGCCGTGAGTGCAAAAAAGCCGAATATTACCAGACTTATGAGATAAATCAATATAGAAGGGATCGTCGGGATGGTCAAAGCGAAACTCAACGATCATAGCCCGCCTTTGACCACCAAAAAGAGCACATTGTTCTTTCTGCGGGGGATTCAAGTGACCTGTACAATTTAAAATAAATGAAAAAGCAACTTCAAATATCATTTAGAAAAACCCTTAAGCGATGCAATAGTAAATGAAAACGCAGCTAAACTATTAAAAAATTGTGAAGTAGATTTAACACAAGGAGCATTAACAAATAACTCAGGATATTCTTCATAATTATTGAACATATAAAAACAATCCCGTTGACCGATGACAGATTGATAACGAAGCATACTAAAAGGGAATTTAGTACGCCAAGAAACGGGAACTAATGTCCAGTCACCTTCCTGTTGCTCTTCCTGTTGACAAGATGCCTCATAAATAATGACAGAAGAAGGGGTCGCAGAAGAAGCGGTCGCAGATGAACTAAAATTAACTAGGAAAAATAAAGTTAATAGAGGGATAAAAAGCTTAATCATGAATTTTTAGGCCCATGGATTAAATAAAAGGTCAAACGATAGCTCAACATGGTTGACAGCATGATATGACTAACCGGAACAAACCAATCAATCGAAGATTGAGCAGCCGAACCAATACTATCAATCGCTCGATAGGCACGATCCTTAGATTGAGAAAGACCACCAGCATAAGCAGGAGGCATGAACCAATCCAGAAGATAGGATTGACTATTGTCAAGATCCTCACGGGAAGGAATATAAGGCTCAAGTAATTCATTGACGCGATCGCGAGGATTAGAGACAGAAGTAGGGGAAGAATCAGAAGAATCTGAAATAACTCCCTGGTAGGGAAAACTGTACTGACCAGACTGGCGACAAGAAAGATCGCCCAAACACACCAATTGATCCCAGGCCTGCTGCTGGGTCGACGAAAGATTATCAGGAGGAATGGAATCAACGCTAGATTGAGCCAAAGCAGGAAAAGAAAGAAAAATGAGTAAACATAACATCAATTTCATAATCACACCTACAGCTAAGATTTGAAAAATATATGGATGATGAGCCAGGCAATAATAATCTGAACCAAACTATCCAGATACCCATCAAAAAAAGCATCCGAAAGCTCTACAACAGAAGTGGCAAACTCAACTGAATTCCCCATGGCTTGGTCAAATCGCGTTGAATCCCAATCATTAGCAATAGCAGGAAAAGAAAAAGTTACCCAGGCACAAGCGACCCCCACCACAGCCACAGTGATCGCAGAATGCCGAAGAAATTGTAAAGAACCAGAGGAAAAGAAATGAAACATACAACCTTAACCAAATTAATTAGCAATCGGCAAGTCAAGTCATCATCAGAAAAAGGAAGACGGGCTAAATCGAAAAAGTAGAGAGGAAAATAGGAAAAAATAAAACGATCGAGCTTACCCCAAGTAATCAAAGATTTCCTATCAATGGGAGGGGGGATACATTGCCAGCGATCGCGGTTAAGATCAGCCACAGCATCAGCGTCCTTAAATAATTGCAAGTCTTTCAAAGAAAAAGAGCGCAACTTAAGATTGTCGGCAATATCTGGCAAAACCGGATAATAACTTGCAAAGGAATTTTTGGAGACAAAAGAGAAACTATTATAAGCCCGGAAAGCTCGCAAATCCGAAAGTGAGGTCATTTTAAAGCCTCCAGACTTTCGCCTAAATATACGTTGCACATTACTCATGTTCTCAACGTTGATAGTAGGCTTAAAAACATGGTTACCCGTCCAGAACAGCTTGATAATCCTACGATTCTGATCGAACTTATAAAACCCATCAACGTAAACGCGACTAATGGCATAATCGCGAACAAATTTAGCAATTTGCGTATCGTAATGAGCAATAAAGACAATGGACTGAGCTGCCTGACCCGCAACCTTCAAATCCTGAACAAAATCACGATGATTTTTAGCTAAATCCCCGCCAGGAAAATAATGAGACGCTTCATCAATAATAATAAGACAAGGATTGCGATTCTCACGAGAAAGATTATCAAAATAAAATACATTTCGAGTCTCGCCGATATCCATATCTTTATAGTAAATTGGGCAAGGTTCAACCCCTACAGATTCGCAATATTTACGATGAAAACGGGGATTAATTAACCAATTAGACACCAAAGGAATCTGGAAATCAGCACAAAATTTCACCCCCTCGCAATAAGCATAAAGTGATTTGCCCGACCGAATGGGCCCCGTAATTAAAGTAATCGGATCGAGCATGTCACATCTCAAGAAACTTTATAAACTTCAAAATCTACCGCATCACAGTACGAAGATATTTGAAACTTATAAAGATCGCAAAAGGAGTCAAGGCCATCAAGAAGCCTTGGTAAACTACATCGCCAAGAACCGTAACGGTTTTCTCAGTGGAATCAAGAGCCTTCTGAACATCAGGAGGAACAGCAGCAGCCTGAGCCAAAGAAGCAGTAAGCAAAGCCGAACCAAGAAGGCCAACACCAGCAGCAGTACGATACTTCTCGAAATAATCAATTTCGTAACAAGATTCAAGATAGGAAACAACAGGATCTTGAATCGTGGGAATAAAGGTTTGAGTCATAATCAAAAAATGGAAAATAGAACCCGCCTAGAAAACCTCCCCTGACCCGACGGAAAACCAGAGGACGGAAAAATTAATCAGCTGGAAAAATCAAACGGGCGATCGCACCAAATGATCCAAGTCCCAAACCAATCGGGGCAGACTTAGCACCACAGTCAGCAATAGAAACGAATAATTCCTGGGAACCACCGGAATAATTCAAATCACATTGGAGAAGATCAGAAGAATCCACAGGTTCAGAGGCGATCGCAGAAGTAGAAAAGGCGATCGCACCAAGAGCGACAACTGTACTGTACAGTAGAAATCTCATAGCTTACCCACCTGCTTATAATGATGGCGATGCGATCTGAGCTGGGCCCGAAGAGCCTCATTTTCAGAAGTAAGCTTATCAGGAACACCAGCCCCAGTATTGACACCAAAAGAGAAAGCCAAAATTAAGGGAGCCGAACTGCTCATAATCACATAGAGAATTCCCGGAAGTTGGGGTAACTGACGATAAAAGCCATGACGAGAATCAAAGGTATGACCCATATCGAGGAGAGTCGCGGTAAGGAACAGAACCACAAAAAGAGAAGCAGAAACCTTACCAATTAAATAATTCATAGAAAGAACCCCAACAAGCGACACTCAAAGGAAGAAGAATCAACAATGGGATAAGGGGCAAAGGTGCAGTAATTATCATAATAAAAATGAGATGCACCTAAAGCAATTAGAAGGAAAAGTCCAAAAAAAACTAAATCATTAGAAAAAACCATAAAACCACCAAAGAACAAATGACAGGAGAGAAATTAATCAACAACAAAATGTAATCATTCTCACACAACATTCACATCACCATCCTCAAATATTTCAAAGTTAACCTCATGGCAACCATAGAAAGAAAAATGGGAAAAATGGTCTGCCAATAAAAGGCAATAAAAACATCCCACAAACTATCTTCATAATTCATACAAACAGGAGAACCAGCAGGAGTAGTGCAAGTTCCATCCCCTAAATTCAAAATAGGAGTAGCTCCAAGCGATTCAAGCTCCGCATAATCATCTGGGGAAAGAGCCTGATGAATATCAAATGCCTGACCACTAGCATAAACACAGTGATAATAAGGTAATCCACTATACCCACTTGGAGATTGATTGCAAGTAAATCCCAAATCCACTGCTAAAGCTAGTTGACCAAAACTAAAGCAACAAATCAAGGCAATTAGTACGCTGAGATTCAGGATAAATCGCCTGGAGGTCAAAATCGAGATAAGTGAGCCTGGATTGATCCATGTAAGCAGGAACTTCGGAACCAACAATAATATAGATTTTCCCCACCTCAAGCTGACCACCTCCTTCAATTAATAAAGATTGAGCAGTACACTTAAAAGTATTGAAAAAATCTCTACCACTTTGAATTGCTTCTTTAGTAACACCAAACTTGGCAACCATACCTTTCAAAGTCTCAGGAGGTAAGCCCTTGGCCTCTTGAATCGCGGTAATAAAATGGAGTTTTAAATGACCATTATCAGTCACATCAGAGCCAAGAAACTGCCCGGCACGAAGAGCAAGAGGACGACGGCCCAAAAGAGATTTAGAAGCAGATTGTCTCTGCTGTCCCTGACGAAATCCCATCTGAAATCCACCAGAACCAGAAGAAGATATCCTCTGCTGAAGTTGCTCACGAAATTGTTCTGCTGAAGTAGTAGAGGAAGAAGGAGGAGCAGCGGTATTAGCATCTGCCATGAGTAAGTACCTAAATATCTTTCTTAATGAAAGTATAATCCCAAAATCATCAAAATAGAATTAAAATATACAATAATCTATGTGACCAAAAATGAATAGGTAAATATGGCAGACAACTCAAATTTTTTACACCAATCTTGCGAAACCAAAATAATCTCAAAGAGAGAACAACTGAAGGAAAAACTGTTAATAATATTAAGAAATACAGAAATTCCAATAACAACGAATAAACTAATAGGTTTGGAATCCAATGAAAAATCGCAGAGCAAACGATATAGCATCTCATCGATGTACCGTGCCCTGAGAGAGTTGAGAAATGAGGGGAAAATTATAGGAACGAGAAGAGGATGGGTTAAATCAAGTCATAGGGATCGGAGTCAGCCCCCTGGAGATACGCAAGACCCGGCGATCTCAATGCAGCAGTTAAGAGATTTTGCCCAAGACTGGAAACTAAGCGCTGCCAATCATCTTCCTCCACTCCTGCCGGGCAAGGATAGCGATGAGCATCCGGAGCGATCGCAGCCTCACCAGTCAAAGATCGCCCAAGAAATTCGACAGAAGTACGGAATTCAGCAAGCTTCTGAGGATCTAATCGGCTGATATAGTGGTCGGTCTCACGCAGTAAAAAAGCAATGAACTGCTCATCGCCAAGGCCTGAGCGCAAAATCGAGAGCTTGCCCACCACCGATCGCTTAATCCAAGCCAAAGTAGCCGCCAGTGAACTAGGGATTCTCCCTCCATAAAATTTCACCGGTTCAGCACCATCAAGAAGCCGATCAAGCTGGGATTGCCACCAATCACAGCGAATTGCACGCGACTTCTGAACAAAAATCTGAATCCCTAGTTCATCTTTGTAATTATTGCGATGAGTGCGAGATTTGGCGCGATCAACAAAATCAAAGGAGCCGAAAAGCATCCCCCGGAGAAAATAGGAAGCCTCCAAATGCAAACGCTGCATTAAATCCTGATCACCTTGGAATGAAAGATAGGCCCGGGCAAATTCCTGAAGAATCGTCCAGGCATTCTTAGCCGATTTATCCTTATTCTCCAGTTCATAACGCAAACCATACAAACTGGTATCATGCACTTTCTGGTAAATACGCATGAATTTAGCAGAAAACCTAGAACCTAAGTGTACAGTAGAGAGTGAGCCTTTCTCAGTAAAGTAACCTTCACTATCAATCAAAGCAAATTTCCTAAAACCAACCAGATTCTGAGGAGACTTGGCATAGAAAAACCGGGGGGAAACTTGCTGGTCACCCGCACCATAAGCCCAATCATCAAGGGCAATGTCCAACCGGGAACAGTTGAAATCGCCAAAGGGAAAAAGCTGGCCCAAAAACAACAACTGGGAAGCTAAATCAGGAAAAACCGACAGTGATCGCCCCTTAAACTGAATCGCAAACCGGACTCTGTGTTCATCAGACTCGTCATCCTGAACTAGGGAATAAGCAATATAAGTCGATCTACCAACACTGAGAATATGGGAACCGTAGAGAGTCCCAACTCGCCCCCCAGCATCGGGATAGTCCAAAAATTCATCCTGGAGACAGATTTGAAGAAATGTAACGAATCGTTCAAAATCATCCAGAGACATTTGCGACTGCAACGTAAGCCAATCAAGCCTTACAGAAGAAGAGCTATCAATTGAAGATTGATTACTCTGCTTATTAGACTCTCTATCAGTAGGGGAGTCGGAAATGAGATTTGGCGATCGCTCCGCTGCGCTCGCAAGCTCGCGCAAGCGATTAGCAGTTGCGCCGAAATTTGATTTTTTCATCATTCTTTAAGAATAAAGGTATAAGCTTATGATAAACGAGGTATACCTGAAGAGTTAATATAATCACAATACTTAATGAAATTATGAGGGATAACTCTGATGCGTAGCAGATAGAGTTATCCCTCTGAAGTGCGCTACTGGAAAGACTTACAGTAATCAAACTGACTAAGCGTAAATTCAATTTGTAATCATATTGTTATCACACAGTTATCATTTTTTTATGGGATGAGCGGCCCACATATGAGTTATTTTCTTTCCTCTAGGTTCTGTGCCCCAATACCAAATAGTGCACCACTCATCATGAACTAGTGTTTTGAAGTTAGTTTTCATTTCATGACTAGGTGTTTGGTCTTTTCTTCTATACCTTAAAGAATTCCTAGTTGCATGTGGCATTATTTCAGCCATAGCAGATTCATTCAGTAGATATTTGGGGAATTTATCACAATTATCAGTAATGTTATCACTGTTCTCCATTTCCTGACTTTCTTCTGGAATTAATTTGTTATCATTAGTGTTATTAAGCATGTTATCGCTAATTGATAATTGTTTAACCTCAATTCCCTCTATTTCTTTCTTTGGACTCTTAAGTTTCTCAATTTCCTCCCAAAGAGACTCAATTTCTGTCTCTAGTCTCTCAACTCTTTCCACTTTTACCTCACCTGACTTAATAGGCTCAGGGCAATCTAGATAACTCCTTAAAGCTGCAATCATCAACTCAGTGCGAGTCATGCCACAAGAATTGCAGTGTTCAGTGAGGCGATCATGTAGGTCTTGAGGAATGCGTCCAGATAGGAAAGGGTTTCCACTCATTGTTATCACTCTAATTATCACTTTGATATCAACACGATAACATATGTGATTACAAAATGATAACATAGTTATAGTAGCCAGCAATAAGATAGCCTCAAATCAGCAATAACGATATTACCCATTCCCTAGCGCACAGCGCTATAGCGGCTACAAATCAAGCCAGAAGTAAGTTTAACCTAAAGAATAAAACTGAGAAAGGAGGGCTTTCTAATGTCTGAATGCGGTGCGTGTGATGGCTCTGGTCAATTTTTAATTTTGCAATCTGCTGATGGTGGTGAGTATGCAACTTGCCCTTGGTGTAACGGCACTGGAATTGAACTTACTTCTCTCCCCCCCTACCAAATTGAATTAATTGAACAAGAGATGGCATTTATTCAGTCCGATCGCTCTCTTCCCCTTTGTGAAAGTGACCGCGATTATCCCTAGGTGTAGCAGCCAGCAATAAGATGGAACCGATTAGAGCAGAACGAGCAACAGTAACTTTCTTTGAAGGACTGGCTTCCACAAGCCTTCAGAAGAAACGGAAGGACACTCAAGGTATTGCAGGGTCTTGGTTTCACAACCCTTCAGTTGGAAGTAATTGTTGGAAGAGAAGATGTATCTGGTGCTTCTAAAGTCAATACTATCTCGTTGGATGACTTTAATCAAATAAGCATTAGAAAAAATTATTAGCTGTCATTATATCAAGAATAAATAGATACAAAGCGCCAGCAATTGTATTGAATATTAATATCCAGAATAATTTATCTGAATTGATTGAGGATTCTTTTAAATATTGCCGTGTCGAAACAATATATCCATTCCAAAAAAACATTAATCCTATTCCTACAATAGCTAGCCATTGAATTGTTTTGCAATCACATTCACTGAACATTAGATTAACCTAAATTTCAAAACTACATATTAGGAAAAAATTTGAGCGCAAGGAAATAAAGTATTAACCAGAGAATGACTAAGAAAGTAATTGATAAAATAAATTGAAAAACAAATTTCGCGACCATCATACCAATATATCGATCGTGTAAATAAAGGATGAATAAGCTGAAAAGAAGTACACCAAAAGTAGCAATTAGAGAAGCCATTTATTAATCCTAAATTCCGAAGTGTAACAAGAGAAGATGAACGGCAATATCAAGAGAGGAAATCAAGAGAAAATTAACAATAGCAGAAATCAAATTGAGATTTAATGGAATCAATTTTAATTTGAGCAAGAAACACCTGAGCTTCAGAAAAAGAGGAAAAAGAGGCAATATCAACCACATTTTTTGGTTGATTACCAACAATCCTCATACAACCACGAACAACAAATACAGAACCATCACGAACACCATAACTAATGATGTCAAAGTAATCGAAAGAGGAATAATCAACCATTACTAAAACACAAAGTATTCAAATATAAATTACTAACTCTATAGCCATAGAGTCAGGGAAAAAGGGCAAAAATCCGCCAAAAGTGGTACAGAATTGGTACAAAAATCTCAAGCCGAAACCAGCGCCCAGAAAGGATTTGAGCGAAAAGAAGCCACCAAAAGCACCCCCAAAAGTGGTACAAAATTGGTACAGGAGTATTTTCAAAGCAATTCCCGAAATCGCTGAAAGCCTTGATATAACTGGGATGGAGCTAACCGGACTCGAACCGGTGACCCCCTCAATGCCATTGAGGTGCTCTACCAACTGAGCTATAGCCCC